GGAGTATCGCGGCCGGGATATTCGTGATCGGCCCAGCGCCGGCCATATTCGCCGCTCGCTTCATCAACAAAGAACGAGGCGCCGCGAAAACTCGCCCGGCGCAGTTGCGCGCGCCAGCCGAGCATGTCAGGCGAGCCCCAGGGCTGGTTCCATCGACCGGCCGATATCGACCTCGGCGCGCACTGGTGCGCCTGACGTGCGCTGGCTTTGCAAGCTGGCGCGCAGGTCCGGCGACAGATTGACCTTCAGACGCTGCTCAATCTCGCTGCGCTGCGGCGGTGCGGCCGCGGCTGTGGCGGCCTGTTGCTGCAACAGATTGGGGCCGGTTGTGGCCGTTGCTGCTGCGACGACGCCGGCTGGTGCTGCTCCGACCAGCCCGCGGCCATAGTCGAGGGCGCCGCGCGCCGCACCCGCGACCGCACCGCCGACAGCGCCAACGACGCCGCCGGCGACGCCGATCGCGTTCTTGACGGTCGCGATCACCGCTAGCAGCGGCTCGACCGCAGCCACGATCCAATCGACCGCACTCTTGACCGCCTGTTTGGCCCGCTCGAAAAGTCCGAGCACGTCGTCCCATAGACTGCGAAAGAAACCGGTCAGCCCGCCCCAGGCGTCGATGACCGGCTGCGGCACCAGGCTCGCCAGCGAGGTCAGCGCGCCGCCGACAAATTCATCGAACGACGGCAAGGCGCCGGCAAGCACACTCTTGACGCCTTCCAGGGCGTTGCCGATCGCGTCGGCAAGCCCAAACCAGGCCCGTTGCACCGGCCTGGGGATGGCGGTGCGGCTGAATTCGTCGATGGCTGGCGAAATGCCGGCGAGCGTTGCCTTGATCCCGGTCATGGCCTCGCCGAGGCGGTCGGCAAAGCCGAACCACGCCTGCTGCACCGACTCGGGGATGACCGTCGCGGCCCAGTTCTCGGCGGCGTTGCGGGCGCTGTCGAGAGCGCCTTTTACCGTCGTCATCTGGGCGTCGATGAAAGGCCCGATCGTGTCCCAGTTGCGATAGATGACATAGGCGGCAACGGCGAACGCAGTAACCGCGGCAATCGCGAGGCCGATCGGCCCAAGACTGGTGGCGGCGGCCAGCGCCATCTTGGCGATCGCCGGGCCGGTCGACAGGATCGACGGGATCGCCTTGCCGATCTTCAGCCCCATCGCGGCGATCTCGATCCCGGTCGAGATGATTTGCGGGATTGCGAAGATCGCGCTCAATGCCAGTTTGCCGATGGCAAGGGCGAGCCGAAGCACCGAATTGATCAGGCTGGCGTTCATGATGCCGATCAGCGCGATGAAGGCGTTCTCCCAGCCGCCGATCATCTTGATGCCCCATTCGAGCCAGCGTCCAAAGCGTTCGAAGCCGGCGAGTACCGCGGTCCAATCGATCGACTTGATGGCATCGGCGATGCTTTTGATCGCCGCGGCGATGTTGACCCGCAGCCATTGGCGGTTGGTGACCAGCCATTCCTTGAATTGATCGACAATCGGGATCAGCACCGGCAACAGTTCGGCGCCGATCGCGTTCTTGACGCCGGTCAACGCGGTATTCATGTCGCGCCAGGTCGCGGCTGCGCGCTTGGCCTCCGAGGCTTCCTCGTTGGTGATGAGGCCGAGGCGTTCGGCTTCGGCGCCGGCCTCCGCCAGTCCTTCGCGACCCTTGGCGAGGAAATTGATCAGGGTTTGGCCCGATTTGCCAAATAGCGCCATTGCCATGCGCGCTCGCAGGATCGGGTTTTCGTTGCGTTTGAAGCCCTCGGCGATCCTGGGCAAGATGGTTGAGATGTCGCCGGCTCTGACATCCTTGAGCGTGATGCCGAATTTGCTCAATAGAGCGGCGGTCGGAGCCACCTTCTTGCCGCCGGCGCTGACCGTGGCCAAGGTCTTCTGCAATTTGGTCAGGGCATCGTCGGCGGTCTCGGGGCCGCCCGCGGCATAGCGGAACTTCTGCAAATCTTCGGCCGAAATCCCAAGCCGGCGCGAGACTTTCGACACCTCGTTACCGGTGTCGATGTAGCTTTTCATCGCGGCGATGGCGCCGCCGATGCCGGCGACCCCGGCGAGACCAAGAACCGGCGCGATAAACCCCTTGATCTGCCCGCCGAGCCGCGCCGCGGCGCTGCCGACACCGCGCATGTTGGCCGCCAGTCCGCCAAAGAGGCCGGCCGAGCCGAGCCGAGCAACTGCGGTGCTGGCGGTCCGTGCCGCCTGCCCGGTGCTGCCGATCGCGCGCTCGATGTTGCGCAATGGCCCCGACGCCTGATCGACGACGCGGGCAACAGCACTGATATCGACCTTGTCAGCCATCAGCGGCGCCGCACTTCATCGAGGATGCGCAGGGTCTGCGTCTCATAGAGCTGCAATTCGTCAAAGCCGAGGCTCAGTGCGCGCCGGGGGTCCCATTGCCAGACCCAGGCAAGGTCGAAGTAGCGATCGACGATGTTGGGACCGACGCCCCGAAAAAACCGAATACCGTCCCCATGCATTCCATCCAGTCGGCGAAGGCCAATTGCGCCACCGAACCGCGCGGGATGTTGCCCAGACGCGAAATCAGCGCCGTGATCACCGCCGCCTCGGGGGCGATCATCTGCGAGCCGTCGTCATTGATCGTGAAGCGGAACGGAAACCCGCACGCGGCGATGTCGCCGCCATTGGGCTCGCGGATGTCGATTTCCTTGACCTGGTTGCCGTGCGCCTCGATTGGCTTGGTCAATGAGACGATCAATTCATCAACTCCTCTCCGGCCATGCCTTCCCAGCGCACCGTCGCCTGGCCGTCGGCGGCGTTGAACTCGCGCGCGGTCGAGGTCCAGGCGTTGCGCAGGATGTATTGCTTGCCGTTGGCCAATTCGGCGGTGACCGTGCAATCGGTCATGCGCTGGATCACAGTCAACGACAGGCGGCCGATATCGCTGAAATCGCCCTCGATCCACGGCACCCGCGGGCGCTCGATGTAGCCGTGGATGCCGTCCTGGCCGGGCGCACCCTCGCGTTCGATGGTGTCGATCGACACCGTCAGATTGCCGCGCAGCGGGTATTGCCGGCCATCGACATAGACGTAGGCGACCCCGGCGATGCGATTGCTGGGCATCAGTCAAATCTCCTTCAGGCGGCGAGTGCCGCGGTGGCGGCCGCCGAATAGTTCAGCCGGAACTCGACCAGCATCGCGAAGATGCGCAACTGGTTGACAAGGTCGGGCGGCAGCAGCACGTTGACTCGGTTGGGGTCGATCGGGTCGCGCTCGACGATCAGGAATTGCTTGAAGGCGTCCATGTTCTCGACGATCCCCATCGCGATCAGTTCGGAGTAGGCGGCGACGAGCTCGGCGCGGATGATGCGCGGAGTGACGATCGCCTGGCCGAGGCCGAACGGGGTTCCGTCATCGGCAAGCTTGTGGCGCGGGAACTTCTGTAGGATGCGGTTGCGCAGAAACCGGATGATGTAAGTCAGCGTCGCCGGGGTCTGGACATCGAGCCAGGACGGGTCGGGCTGGTTCCATTGATTGACCCGGTACGTCGTGACACAGCGCTGGATCGCCGCGTTGCCACCCGACTCCATCTCGGTCGCGACGCCTGAGTAAAGCAGCGTGTTGCTGTGGCCGAGGCGGAAGCGATAGCCGCGCTTGGGCGCCATGACCCCGACCATCGCCAAGGTCTGCAACGGCCGCGGCGGGTCGTTGCGCAAGGAGCCGGCGGCCTGCGCGCAAAGTGCCGCGGCGCGGCGCCAGCTGACCGTCGGCGAATGGGCAAAACCCAAAACCGAAGCATGCGGGTCGTTGCGGGTATGGCCGAACTCGACCAGGCCCTGCAGATCGCCCATGCGGGCCGAGAAGACGTGGCCATAGATCTGCCGGCTCCACGCCCAGCGGCCGGTGACATCGTTCATCTCCTCGGTCAAGAGATCGAGCGAGGCGCCGTCGGTGTAGGGGTTGCAGATGAAGTCGTATTCCTCGTCGCCCATCGCATCGATAACCGGACGCAGATCGGGCAATCCGGCACCCTCCGCGAAATTGCCTCCGTTGCCATTGCCGTTGCCATTTCCGCCGGTGACCCTGACGCCGAGCGGGATGCTTTCCCCGCCGGTGATGCCGCGGAAATTCCAGATGCGGACCAGTTCGTTGCCGAT